CCAGTGAGAGCACTTGTATCGAACAACAATCCCATCCTGCGAAGGTCACTCCATTCCCCTGTACTGACGAAAATCGCCTGAATAGGTAGTGATGCTCCGTTGTCGTTTTTGCCCTCTCCAACACCGTCGTGCAACGACGACCACGTGCCATTCGTCAATCGGTAGCAGTTCCCGTCAACGCTGGTCGATTCAGCGTGCGGATCAGGGTAAAACGTGCTCGTATCATCGCTCATCACTGCCGTTGCACCAGCAGTAAACGCCTCGCGAACGAACGCTCTTGGTATGATCTTCGTGACCTGCACCGTGTCGACTGACACAACGGTGATATCCAGCTTGATTCGTGTCGTGACCAGTTCGCCGGTCGGTGTGTAATACCACGCTGACGGAGCTTTGACGCCCGTGCCTCTCAATAGTGACTCGTTCAGTGGAGACGTGCCCGATCTGATGATCAGCTCGTTGCTGTGCCCGAGAATCGCGTCGGTCACATTACCAGTCCACGGTCGCTGGATTTGACCATCGACCGAGCGGACGTAGACGCGAGCATTCGACGAACGCATCAACCACGACTCGCGAATATCATGATCACCCGGTGGTTCGCGACGGATTACAACCTCACGCGTCACTCGCGGAGCACGGCCAATCCAGACCGTGTAACGCAGGTCGATCCCGTCGGCGAATGCGTTCGGGTAGACGATCTGGTCAGGCCGGTCATCGTCACGCTGAGCAGCCACAGGCCGGACGTTCTCAGGTGTGATCTCAAGCGACCACGGAGCATCATTGATCATTGACTTGCTGAAAATGTCGTAACGCTGGTTGACTTCGAACTCGACCGATCCCGTGGCCAGTGCCGGAACGCTGTACAGCCCAGGGATCTGGCTCGCGACATACCGGCCAGAGTCCTCACGGAATCCACCGTCTAGCGCACGCCAGCCGGACTGGTCCAGCCAGTTGTGCCAGCCGCCAAACACGCGGGACACGTTGCCGCTGCGGTTTGTGTTCCAGGTGAGTGGAGTCATCAGGATCCTTAACTACGGCCACATCGAATCTGGCCACATCGAATCGGGCCACATCGAATCGGGCCACATCGACCCTGACGGTTCTGGTGGATCGACAATAGGCACATATCCAAAAACGCCAACGAAAAGCGAATGAGATATCACCTCGAATTCGACGTCGTGTTGCCAGACTCCAGTTTCTGTATTTTGGACATAATCCTCGGCAGACCATCGGCATTTAGTGATTGTTGAATTTCCGTATGCTTGCCGCTGTTCGTCAAATGCTGACTTAATCGCGTTCTTAATGTTGGACGCTTCCTGCCACGTGTCCGAATAGACAGAAAACAGCACTCTCCCACCGTCTGATCGTCCCGAATTTGTCCGACTTTCAGGAGCAAGATCAACAAAGAGGCAGACATATGGCCTTACTACTGACTCACTTTGAACTTCACCTGTTACCACTCGCTCAACTGGAACAAGATCAGTAAGAGCGGAAATCGCTTCCCACCATAAGTGAAACAGGAACTCAATGCCGGCTTCGGACACACTATCTGAACCTCGATTGAGCCCCGGTTTTGATCAACCTGACGAGCAATGGTTTGTTTTTCAGGAGAGTGGCAACGAGCCACGGACGTCTTGAAATTGTTCGAGTGCCTAAGTCGAGATAGATCATGTAGAGGGCATTTTTTCGAACTCCTACTCGACCAGCCATCGCCGGTATGTTGATTTCTCGAACTATATTTGCTCGCCCGAATCCAGTTCGTACGCGAGGCGGCTCGCCCGGCTTGCTTGGGTTCGGATAGATTGTTCGTGTTCGCTTATTTCCGCCAGGTGTGCGGCGTTTGACTGGCACGCTGACACCAGTATTCGGTTTTCCGACTGCCAGCTTGCACAGCGTATGAAGCTGCTGTGTTGCTCTCGCGATGCCCTCAGCAGTTGCCGATTTCAGTGCCTTTTCGAATTCCTTGTCATTGATCTTTATTGTGATCGACATGACTTTCGACTAATCCCAAAGCTCAAGATCTACTGAATAGAGCTGATCGATTCGATCCGAATTACTGTCGCCGACTACTCGATATTTCGTGCCATCTGACGAGACGATTCGATTTCCGGCCCCGACAATTGTCTGCGACTCAAAATGCGCCCGATAAGAGGCTTTCGACTCGCGTTGCCCGTCTTCGCTCCCCACTCTGGCGGAAAGTCGCTGAATCCAGCATCGCTGATTAGATGCCAGCGTGCCCCATGTTTGCTGCTGTGCTCCACCCTCTGATTTCGACCATGTTGCCCGCTGGATCGTGACCAGCGTTGCAGCTTCGTTCAGGATGTCGTGATGTCTGCAAGCCAGACGCCAGCGAGTGCCAATCGTCTCGACGTGGGCTGACAAGATCGACCAGACAATCCCGCTGGCGTCTGTCAGTCTGCATCCCGCGTAAGGCGTGAAATTGAGTTCCTGCTTCGGCACATGAAAAACAACATCATCCCTGATAAATCGCCCATTACTGGCTTCCGCTTCGCTGTTCGAAATTCGTCTATGAATTGAATTATCGGCGGTGTCCGTGAACGTGCCATCGTGGCTCTGAACTGTGACTGTTTCGAGCCCATCCATAATCGCCATGTCGTCGATCGGATTGAATGAGACTGTCACGTGTATCCTCTGGTGATCACTTCCTCTGGCGACTCTGCTGAGAGCTGAGCGTCGCAATTTGCGACCACTTCCCATAGCTGCTTCAGATAATCCGCCCATCGAACTGACTGGCCATCAATCGTATAATTCGGCTTTGGCTGAGCGGTGATCTCTTGGATTCTCGCCAGCGTCTGCGTCTTAATTGTTGCGATTATTTCAGCGTTGGTAGCCATTGTTTCCGCCAGTGGTGTGGCTCGATTGCGAGTCGTTCGCGAATTCGATCGCAGACTAACTCAGCAGGGAAGAGCCTTCCGGCGGATCTCCATCGACAGGCTCAACGATGATCGTCGATTCGCCCTTGAGCCCCATCGCTGCCGTGAGTGCTGAGATGATCTCCGACTCATCTTTGCATTTTTTGTAAGACCAGCGACCGCCCATCTGGATGCACTTTGCACGCATCCAGGACAATCGCGGACGTCCAGCTTTCGGCTTGTCGTCTGCGGTTGCGTCTGCGGTTGCATCGACCTGCTGCGTGGTCTCTTCAGCCATTTCGCCCACTCCCGGAATTGAGATTAAGAATAAGATTCATCAAATAGCAGAGGCAGGACTCGAACCTGCGGCCTCGTGGTTATGAGCCACGCGAGATACCACTTCTCCACTCTGCGACATGCTGCGACATGCTGGCAGCGTCATCCGTGACTGCGAATAGTCCGTTTCGCCTGCCAGCGACCACACGGGCATCGCGTGAATTAGTGTTTGTTGCGGATCATGTAACGCGGATCTTTGACGGCCCCGACGCCGCGTTCCGACGCCTTCCATTGAATCACAATGTCCCGCTCGAATGCGTCTTTTGAGTCTCGGGGAGCTGTGACCGTGGTAATCGGCCAGTTCTCCATGTACTCGAACGCCCGACCCACATCGCCGTGAAACCACCACTGGCGAGCGTTGCTCTGAGCCTGGCCCAACTGGCTGACGATTCGATCACTGATAAATTGACTGAAAGTAATGTTGCGTTGCAGTCCGTTCAGTGGATTCGGGCCTCGACGGACGGTGCTCGCCCCGTCCGAAACGTCAATCGAAACCGCGTTAAACACGTTTCCGACTGCGTATTCGTTGTATTCATCGAACAGCAGATCCTGCCCGGCAATCAGGATTCGCTCACCGGATTCTGGGTCAGTCATATCGAGCCAGAGCCGTTTCGACGCCTCGATATCCTGCCAGGTGACCAGAGGATTCGACTGATCGTTTACCCAGCTCCCGCTGGTCAGGTAAGTGTTCGCCGAAACACCATTCCGCTTGTAGTTATTTGTCGCTCCGATCAGTAGGTCGATCAGTGCGTTTTCTTTCCGCATCGCGAGCATCTCGCCAACGCTGGCGGCTGTGTTCGTGATCTGCTGAGAGGGGCCAGCGAAAATGGCTTCGCGAGTCACTCCAACGATCAGGCCGAATTTGTCCGTTGCGGGAGTCTCTCGGTATTTGTCGCTGAACTGGCCGCGAGGATATGCCTGACCTTCGCCAACTTGGCCAACGTCGTTGACGCTCAATCCGGTAACTCCGATCTGCCGCTCGCCGTACATATAGGACGTCGGACGAGTCGGAATCCGGCTGCTGAGCGTGAATACTGGACGCAGATAGCCATCCATCACGCCAGCGTCTACCTGAACGCGAGTGATCCGCGAAAACAGGGCAGTATTGACGGCATCGAATTCGAACGCGTCGAACTCCATTGCTGGATTGAGGTACTCAACCGCCTCGCGACCGTTTGGCACGCACCACTCGAACAAATCCCGCAAGCTGATGTCGTTCGGGTTGAGCCCCGGCTCTCCAGCGAGAAACTCGTTCACGCCTTCGGCAAACTGACTGACCGCTGCTGCGATCCCGTGCGCCCGAGCCGTTGCGACGATCGACTCACAAATCTCCTGAGAGCGATTGCGAGCCCGTCGATTCTCCAGCCTGTTGCTGCCGCCGCGTCGCATGTCGTGCGACTCCATCGCGTCCGTCGCAGAGTTTCGATAACGCGAAACATCCAGCACGCGACCGATAGGATGGCTGTGAATCGACTCAAAAGCAGTGACGTTTGACATCGTGTTAACTCCGTTCGGCCTGCGTCGCAGCGACGTTGCGGCAACGAAAATTGACTACTGATCAGAATGTGACTGAAAGACTCAATCGAGCCATGAATTAGCGATTGATCGCCGTGGCGATATAGTCAACGCTCAAGACTTCTGAATTCGCCCCGCCGGCCTTGACGCCAGCGAAAGCAGACATCGCGGTTGGCGACGAATAAGCAACGCGATGCTCGATCAGAGCCCCGGTTGTGGCGTCCCGGCACTGCTTGCCGTCAACGAAAAATGTGACCGCAGCAACGCCTGACGCGATCGGCACGACGTTGATTTTAAGCTGCTGCTGAGCGGCTCCGCCCGCAGTATTCTGCGTTACGGATGTCGTCTGAACGCCACTCTCGCTGGTCTCAACAGACCAGACAGTAGATCCGTCAGCCTTGAAGAAAACAGCCCCGGAATAGCTCGCCTTCGGCCCGGCTCCATCGTCCAGAATCGAGTTCGCCCCAACTGCGGACATTAGCCCAACGGTAACGTTTGCGTCGTCCGTGTTCGCTTCCGAATACTGGACGCCCGCCACGAACTCAATAGCTTTAGTGGCTGACCAAATCAGATAGGCTGCCGACGCGAGGTAGGCTTCGTTGTTGTCGGTTCCGCCAGTGGTGAGGGCGACAACTCCGTTTGCGGCTCCGGCTGTCTGTGCAACAGATGCCCCGGAATCCGCAGCAGTTTTTGTGAACCCGGTGCCATCAACGAACGAATTAAAGTCGTCGATCACTGTCGTCTGGAGTCGCAACAATTCGAGGTCGGAAGTATTTGAGAGTGCTCTCATTGGTAAATCCCGCTAATGGACGGACGCGAATTTAATTCAGTGAACAGTGAACAGGCAGCTACTATCGATAGAGACTGGCCATCGACTGAGTGGTCTGCTTGTGTGATTCAGTGACCGGAGTCGTTTTCGGTTTCTTGGCAGCCTGTTCAGCAGTCACTGGCTTCGTATAGGAGACCGGGTACTCGTCCGACTCGCCGACAACGGCAACGCGATCCGTGATCAGTTCGGCCCGCTCTTCGATCGATTCGCACCGTTCGAGCTGCTTACGGAATGCCGGTGAGACTTCGCGTTCATCGGCTGGATTCAGCCCGGCTTCGATCAACTCACTGTTGATTGATTCAGTGAGTTCGTGAGCCTGCTTTTCCGCCAGAAGTGTGGCGTTCACGGCTCGCAACTGCTCCAGCTCAGAGCTTTCTGATTGCTCAGATTCAAGAGCCGTAATCAGGTCAGGCCGCTTTGTGCGGAGTTCTTCGAGTGTCAGCGTCTTGATATCCACGTCGCCCCCCTCACTGGCGGAATTGCCACTGAATTCGTTGATGATGTCGTTGGCGATTTCGATCGCCCTCGATTTGCGTTCGGCGGGAGTCAATGCTGATTCCCGCCCGTATTGGAGATCAGAAAGCAGCGAGCTTGCTGCCGAGATAATCCGATCGACGTCGCCTTTGTCGCGAAGCAGCCCTTCGCTGACGTCTTCATCGATGCCAGCCCCGAACGGATCTTCTTGTTCAAAGAAACCGTTAGTCGTTGCTGGATTGGCGACCAGATCCACGCTGCGAACAGACTGGATCGATTCGACCTGCTGGCGTCCGTTTGCGGCTGTTTTCCCGAGTTTCAGCCCCGCATTGTGCGATAGTCCGAGCGTTGACGGATCGTTCTTAGCGGCCCACGTCACCTGTTCAGCTACGCTATGTTTTGGATTGAAGTGGAGATCGCCGTAGACTCCGTCAGCCTTGAATGAGGCATTTCGGATTACGCCGAAACGATCTCGGATCGATCGTGAGTCACCCGGCTTCGCGGGATGATCGATATTGACTGCGACGCCCTCATAGTGGGCGACTGCGGATTGCAGGACGGCTGGCGGGTAGTCGCGTCCGTTCTTGCTTCTTGTTCCGATGACTTTGACGCCGCGAATCACATTGGCTTCGGTGTCTACTGTCGCCCCGACGCCTTCCAGCGACTCGTATACCGACTCGCTGGCGGCGGCGGATGGTGACTGCTTAACAGCAGCGTCCGCTTTCGCAGCGGCCATGCCCTGCGTCTTCGCATCGTCAACTTTGCCCTGCGAAATGAGCTTTGCGAGCACTGCGTTCGCGGCTTTGACCCACGCAGAAACGAGAGACTCGGAGAGCCCCTTGTGCCGTTCCGTCGCGTCTGATGCCGTGAATTTGTACATGAAAAAAGCTCCGCAGGTTCCCAAATACACACTCAACGAATAGCGTGAGTGTGTATTTGGGAATCTGCGGAGCTAGTGGTCAATTGCCTGAAGATGCAAAATCGGGAATTGATACTTAATTTTCGATCAGTTTGAATCTATTGGTCGAAATGGTGTTATTTATCGCAAGATGAGCAGCGACCGCTTGGCATAATTGGCGATTCCTTGACACCGAATCGTAGGCAATTGCCACACTGGGGAATCCGTTTCAGCTTTGGTGGATCAGTTGATGCTTCCGCCAGTGGCGTGGCTGGCTCGTGCTCGATTTCCGGCGTCGTGATTTGATCAATTACCGTTTCGCTGACCTCAATAATGTCATCGGCTTCAGTAATCGTTTCGATTTCGCGGCTGTCTTGCTCTTTGCTCATCGTTTTCCGTGCTCCTAAATAAACCCCTTTGCGGTTATTTGTGCGATCAACTCCGACCGCGACGAAATCAACTCGCCCAATTTCCGCTGCCGCTCCGCCCGCTGATTGTCCGTCTCGTTCAGCAACGACTTCACGGGCATCAGCTTGCCCGTGTCACCGTCCACGAAATCGAAATAGTTCGGCTCGCGAATCCCTGACCACTTCGCCTTGATCGCGTTGTATCGACGCTTGCCCATCGCGATGATCCGCTCCGCCTCACCGCTCTGGCGGAACCATTTTTCGTACGACTCCGGATCCGGAATCGCAGCTGCTCCGAGTCGCTGGAACTCCGCCCGGAGCTGTGGATCGGCCTCGATCTCCGCTGGCGTGCTCATTACGACCACGTCACCACAACGGCAATTCGGCTCGTCTGGCAGGTCCGGAGCGATGTCGATCGAAGGTGAACGCCCGTCGAAATAAAAAACCGTCCCGTGCCTCAGCCCGTGATGTGGCCGCGTTCGCTGGTCAAGCGTCGCGTGAATCTGGATGCCGATCGCCAGATCTCCGAGATCGGCATAACTCGCCCGCTGTGCCGCGTTGGCGATCCGCATTGATTCCGTGCGAGCGATCCGCATGGCAGACGCCTTGATTCCGCCATCTACCAGCGGCAGAATCTCCTTATAGATCTGCCTGACATTCGCACCTTCGGCGAATTTGGCGACGACTTTCGCTGCGACTTGAGCGGGATCGACTAATCGACTGAGCGACATGATTCGCTGCTCCCACGTGATCCCAGCAATTGGGCTCCGCACGATCGCATCAATCGTCGTCGCGTCCAGCGGCGGGAAAACATTTCGCTCAACCCACGACTGCCACTCGTCGTCAGTGAGCGGCTGACCTGCAATCGGCTCGGTTGAGTTATCGGCAGTCGCTCCCGGCCCCAGCGGAATCTGAATCGAGCTATCTGCCAACGATCCGCCAGATCCCGGATCGTCCTCACCGATCAGAATCACAGCCGGATTGATTTTCCGGAACCAGCGTCGCGGGATCACGCGAGCATAAATCCGCACCGTCTCGCGATGGCTCCACGTGGCCAATTTCGGCAACGAGCTGCGGAGTTCCGCCAGAGTGGTGGCTTGCATGCTCGTGAGTGAATCGGCGATCTCGACGGCAGCACGATCTCGATTTGTCGCGGCAATCAGATCGCGAGCGAGCGAGCGAGCCGCACGGTCTGCGATTGCGCCCACGCGTCGAGCGATCGTTTCGGCACGCATAGCACGATCGACCTGAAGGGCCTCAAACGCGGCCAGTAGTCGCTGATTGATCATGATTAGACGGCTCCCAAGAAATCATCCGGCAGCCCCGCACCTGGCGGAATCACGTCGCCGGTCCTGTCGTCGTGGTCCTCTTTGTTGCTCATTTCCTGCTGATAGTCGCGGCCAGATTCCGCCGCTGCCGTCTGAATCGACAGGTATCCATCCTCAATTTCGATCCGGGCAGCCTGAGCGTCTTCCAGTCTATTTCTGGCCACTAATCGCGGAGCCTGCACATCAACCTGAATCTGGTTCCGCTCTTCCGGCGTGAGCCTTCCGGCGACAACTGCCAAGTCGAGCTGATAGTTGATCAACTCCAGATCGTGCTCAATTTGATCAGCCTGCATCCGCTCGAAATTCTTAGTCGCTGGTCCTTCTGTCACCAGAGCCGACGATCGATTCACGTCGTCAGCCTTGCCCATAAACATCCACGCTGGCATATCGATTTTCGCCGCCGCCGCTTGCAATTCAGCATCAATCGAAACCACATACTTAGATGGATCGATGCCCATACCGGGAAACTCGTACTCTGTGTTCCCGTTGGTGTTGATAATCGCTCCCGGTGGAATCCTCTCGTTGAGCACTGATTTGATTCCGTTGGTTCCGCCCGCTTGCGATGTCGGCGTTTCCGATTGGGCGTTAGACGCTGACCATGCCGAAATCGATCCGGATGCCGTTTTCACGAATTTGCGAATCATCCCGATCGCCGTCTGAATCTCAGTCACCGTCGATCCATTGCGGAGCATTTTTGCGGCTCTCGTAAGGTTGTGCCGGCATCCCCAAAACAGCGGCACGCCGCGCACGATCGCTGAATCGAGCCCGGCCTTTCGGTGCTGAATTTCCGATGCCGGAATCGGCCCCTCAATGCCGTTCACGTAGTAATTCAGCGGCGTCTCACGATCGTCGCGGTCGAATTCAATCCCGTACTCAATCGGATTATCTGACTCGCTCCGATCGGCAATTTGAGGCGTCACGACCGCTTCCGGCTCGACATACCGCACGCGAAGAATGCCGTCATCCGAGTTCGGAAACAGCCGGAGCATCACTTCTCCGTCACGATCCAGCCGCATCGCCATTTCGGCCTGTCGCGAGACCCATCGATTGATCCTCACGAAATCGTCGATCACTGACTGAGCTTTATTGATCGTTTCCTCGCTGGGAGTCGTCGTCTCGGTTGCGATAACTGTATAAGTGTGGCCGGCCCCGATCGTATAGCTGATTCGCTTATTGTGCCCACCGGACGCGTATGGATTCTCCCGCCAAAGCCATCGGCAGACGTCCCGCACGTGAGACAGTTCGATTTCATTCATGTATGGAAATCGAGCCCCGCCCGGGAGTGAGTCGCCAGACGGCAACCACTGCTCGCCGTCCGGCCCCATAAATCGCTCAACAGGATCGACTAACTGATCTGAGATTCGCGAGAGCGACGACTCGACAACTCGCGAGAGCGATTCAAGTACGCTGGCTACCGCTTCTGGCGGGACTTGTTGATTCATCTTTTTTATCCTGAAAATCAGATTGACTGTTGATCGATCTCACACGGATTTATCTGGATTCCAGATAATTCTATATCATGGGAGTCCGTATATTTCAAAGTTATGTTGCAACCTTGGGTCGCAACTCAAACGTGATCGGATCAACGCTGACTGGTGCCGGGGCATTTGCCAACGCTATCACCGCCAGCTCCTTTGTCTGAAAATCGTCGCCGTACACATCCCACAGAAACCCTTGCCGTGGCCCTTGTGAATATCGCAAGAATGGCGGGTGATCCCCGCCCGAGTTGAAACGAACAACAAGCCGTACTCATAGTTTTCTCCTGCCGCCGGCTGAACCGGGACGTTCTACGTCAGTCGTCACTCAAGGCACGTTTCGTCGCCGACTTGCTCATTCCAGCAAACTCACATCCCTCGCGAGTTGCGAAAAAATACTGGCACGTCCCGCCGTTGATCGTGCGTCCGGCTCGCATGAATCCGGCTGCGACCATCGCCTGCATGTCGTCGAACGTCTCGCCTGTTGTCGGGGCACAATAGTAATTTCGGAACCCGTGCTTACTCTTGCGATTCGTCGGCACGGAACCGGTCGTGTGTAGTATTGTGTCTCGCCACCGTGTGGCCGTGTCCGACGAAATCATCGTGGTCGTCATAACTCACTCCAAAAAAGAGGTATAACAAGTTGCTAAATTCGAGCCCTCATTGAAGCCTTATTCCAGCGTGTTACAGTGAATATCCCATTCCGTCGTCTGAGACATCAATCCCCTGACAGTGGAGATTGAGTCGAATTGCCATTTCCAGTGCATCCGGCCCGTCGTCGTGGACGCCTGACACGTCCTTCATCGAGAACGATTCGCACTGGTTGATCAATAATCGATTCGATGGATTGTCGATAAATACTAATCGACGTTGTGCCAGCAGCGGTCCGACTCGGCTGATTCTTAGTTTTTTGTTGACTGTGTTTTCAATCTCGAATATCGGCAACGGCTGAAGACCGCGATCATTAGTTTGCCGCTCGAACTCACCCACTAACAAATGCTGGAATTGATTAGTTTCGATGCCAAACGCGTTGAGTGTTCCGCCAGATGATGTGGCTTCGATCGCCATGTCAATCGCATCACTGACGATCAGAGATGGCGGTCGCCTTGCGATTGACGAATCAATCCAGAATCGTCCACCACTCAATCCGCAAAATACGATCGCTGAATAGTCGCCACGCCTGCCCTCTTTCCCTTTTGATGGATCGACGGCAATCGTGGCGATTTCAAATCTGCCAGGCCATTTAGATTTGATCATGCTCATGTCGGCCTCAGTAGTCCCTGATCGTGCGATTTGGCCGGAGTCCAATCGTATTTACCATCATCCAGTGCTCGCAAAAATCTAACCAGCATGGCCAGCGACTGGATGGCTTCGTTCCTGATGTTTTCATTTTGGACGATCATCAATCCCGGAGAATACATTCGCTGAAGCACTTCCCGGACCAGCTCACCGCACTCTTCCTGAACAACAGCCACTGCGTGAACTGGATCAGTTGGCCACTGCGGGAACTTCTCAATTGCACGCTGTAATTCTTCATTGATATCGCAATCAATTTCACTGACTCCAGTCACTTTGTAAATCATCTTGCTACCTCAATTAGATTAAACTGAACACCAAAGCCAATCGCCGAAATACTCCGCTGGCCATTCCATGCTTCCGTGCCGCCCCGGAGATTGCTGGTAGAGTGAATTCCACCAGTACGCGTCCCGTGATCGCTCCATCACTCGCAGGTGCTCGATTGGCCACCTCTCCGGCCACAACGCATCGCCTTCCGCTCGTCCTAATTCGTCATCCCGCTCTGCAATTGCAGGCAGGTGAATGTGAGTCAACGCAATCCCTTCGCCGCCAGCTGACGCCTGTAATAGTCGCCCGCTCAAGTCGTCTGAGTGCCAGCGAGTGGCCATCACGATTGCAATCCCGCCCGGCTCAATTCGAGTCGAAGCCGTCGATTGCCACCAGTCCCAGTGAGCATCTCTGACAGTCTGGCTTAGCGATTCCTCTGCGTTTTTAATCGGATCGTCCACGATGAGAAGATCCGCTCCGCGTCCTGTGAGTGGTCCGCCGATGCCGCTCGTGTTCATCCCGCCCGCGTGTCCCGCAATTCCCCAATCGTTTACCGCTGAGTGAGCCGGATCGATTCTCACTCCGAATCGATGTCCATGCTCCTCAAGTATCGACCTCGCTTCCCGTCCCCACTTCCTCGCGAAAGTCGCCTCATAGCTCGTCAGAATCACTCGCTTATCCGGGAAGATTCCAGCGTGCCACGCTGGTAACCATTTACTCGTGAACTCACTTTTTCCGTGTCGCGGCGGTGCCTCAATCACGATCAGCCGAGGCATCTCCGGATTGAAAATCGTCTCCGTGATCACGCGGTCGATATGGGCCAGATGCCGCGTAAGAAGCCACTTTCCGCCAGAGAGGTGGGTGGCTGCGAGTGCTGGAGTTGCGAGCGATTCGATCATCTATCAGCTCAGTGTCCCAGTGGCAGCAGCTCCGGGCAAATCGGGAACCCACGCTCCCGCATGAACCGGATTAGTGAATCGCGAGGAACTCGACGGTGGCCTGACGGCAGCTTGGCATGTTCGATCTTCCGATCGATTAGCCATCGCCTCGCAGTGGCTTGTCCGACGTCGCAGATTTTCGCGATATCGCCAGTTGTGAAATTCGCTTTGCTGTAGTCGATTGTCAATTTTGTTCCCCCTGTGCTGCCCCGCTACTGATTGCGTTTCTCCGCAGGTAATCCACATATTCCGGATTCTTCTGCATTGCTGCGACCGTCGCTCTGATCTCTTCCGGATTCACCGGCTGAGTGCTACTGTTAGTCCCGACATTGATCGTTGTGCCATTATCACGGTATGTTTCCGGGGCCAACCCCTTCATCAAAAACATCAGCAGATTGTCGCTGTATTGATGCTCGACATAGGGAATCATCACCGGCGTTCCGTCGCGGTAAAAGATCGGACGGCCACGGTCGTCATGGGCCTGAATCTTGATCAGTTCGCCTTTGTGGAACTTGAATTTCCGGACTCCGTGCATGGCTCGCCGGATCGCCTCAGCCTCAAGGTTCTGGAGTGCCACCTTGCGAGCGATTGCGAATTCCTTCGCGTACGCTGGCGAGTCGAGTAACCATCTATTGTGCTGACGCTGACGGATTCCGACCTGCTTAGCCGCCAGCTTCAGGCACGCCAACTCCTGATAGGCAAACAGGAACTCCGCCTGCCGATCGTTGATCTCGCCCCACTCGTCGCCGTCGAAATCATTGTGCTTTGTGAGTTTCACGATCGCGTTGCCTCAATCCTCGTGATTCGGTTGCAATTCCGATCAACTCGCTTGTCGATCGCGTCCATTCTCGCCTCGCCGCGATCTAGATGGATCACAATCTGACTGAGTTGTTGCTCCATTTTGCCGACGCGATTTCCTACCAGAACGGCAGCAGCGATGATTGAACCCATGATTCCGACAACAGACAGTCCAATCGTCGCCGATTCCATAATAGACACGTTATCCACTCCGTTGGCTATATCCCTAATTGCCGCCCCATCCGCTCACGCCGCTCGATTTCAGCCAGTTCGCGATGTAGTTGAGCCATTTCGCTTTCGCGTTGTTTATTGGCTCCGTTCATCACTACTTTGGCGCACTTCCACGCCAGTTTAGCCTGCGACGGAGCGGCGAACGGTAACGCACCGGCGACCGCAGGACCAACGATAGCCAGTATCAGTGCGCCCATTATGCGGCCCCCGATTCTGTCGGCTTACCTGCCAGTTTGCTGGCCGCTTTACGAAACAGCCATCCTTTCAGTCCTTTGCCGCCCAGCCAGCTATATCGAGCCACGAGCAATCCGATAATCGACTTGAGAAGTGCATGCACACTAAACGGCTCATCGCTTCCGCCGTCCGTTTCTACGCGTGCCGTTGACCGTTCTGCGTCGGCCTGCTCCGCAATCTCCAGCACGTTGCGATAGTCATCGGCCTGAAGCCGCTCGAACAATTCAGCATGTGGAACAGACTCGAATCCTGAGAGCTTCTTGCGAAACTCGTCTTCGATTTTCCTGATAATCAGCCCCTTGCCGATTCCCTGATTAGTCTTCGGAATTAGGATCGTCATGTGGAATTTGTCGATCGTCGAAACGCCTACTGCAACCATGTATTCGTCGAATTCGGTCGGTGAGTAACGCTCAGAGACGATCAGCAGCTTCGCTCTTCCGCCAGAGAGTTGGTCGAGTGCCCATCGTGCCGGTTTCGCGAGGATCGAAACAGCCCCGGGAGCCGCGTTGCTGGCCGCGACGCAAACGCGAATGCCTTCCCAGTCGATGTTCGGCTCAACTGGCTTCGGTCGATCCCTGTCGCCGCCGCCGAGCTCCTGAGCGATCGCTTGCCACTCCTGCGACGGAGCGACCTCAATCCTGCCTTGTGGTGTGCCAGACGCTGCCGCTTTAATCGCGTCGAGTTCTGCTCGCATTTTCCGCAGCAACTCGTCACGGGGATCTGCCGCCTCGGTTGGTTTCGGCGGTGGATCTTCTGCCCGCTGGTATCGCTGCCCGTCCGATTGAGCGAGCTGTTTCGATTCGGCAGAGTTGACCGCCGCTCGCCGCCGTTCGACTTCTGCCCGGAGATCGTCCACTTCGGACTGCCTTACGCTCCCCGGAGCCACTGCCTGTTTCACGGATTCCCCGACTGTCAGCGGCAACCTCAGCGTGCCTCTCACCCAATCTTCCAGTGCGATGAATCCCGTGTATTCGTCTTTCCGTGACCCCGAACACACGAAATAGGGCACCGCTTCCGTTTGTGGGACAACGTTCATTCTGTAGTGAACAGGCAAATTGTTAGCGGCAACGTCCCGCTTGAATCGCTCACACGGACCGCAGCCGGATGCCCATGAATAAACCTCAACGAATTTGCTGATCGGCGGATACCACTGCGGGAGCACGTGAGAGAGTGCGATATACGTCTCACGCCAAGAACTGACGACTGACTCGTTCTCGCCATCGGCCCGCACCATCAGGCCAACCCCAACCAGCTCGCCGCTCGAATTAACTACAGCCCCGCCGCTATATCCCGGTGAGATTCGGCACGATAGATAGCTCTCGCCGTTGAGCGTGCGGAGCAGCTTGCCGCTTTCGGTCTGGATTCGAGTTGATCCCTCAGGGTACCCATAGCAATCGAGTTGACCCCCCACCACTGGCGGCATCCCACTGAACGCGATCACCGATCTGCGTTTGGCCGGATCGGCTCGGTAGATCGCTGGTCCGTCTGGCAGTGCTGTCATGTACTCAAGTCGCATCGTGCCGTCTGGCGTGCGAAATTCACGAGGCGTCCCCTGCTCAACACAGTGCTTTGCCGTCAGCCAATGGGTCGCCGAAACCCAGACGCCGGTGTAGTGATATCGAGTTGTCCCGCCGCCCATGTCCTCTCGAATTGGCTGGCAGACCGATTCCCATCGGGCGAGATGCTCCGCTGGTACTTCCCGCCCGTATACATTTCTTGCCGAAATGACAAGTAAAAACAGAAGCCCGATCAGGATCGCGAAATTGACGATCCGACTGTGATCTTGAGCCTGTCCATTGAGCTCGGCATCGTAGATATCGAACATCTCCGGAAGTGATTGGATCGACTTGTCTATTGCCTGCTCCATGCCCGTTCTGAGATCGCGATCAATAGTCTGATTGATGCTCATAATTGACTCTATTCGCTTCGGAGATTGACTAGAGGGAGTCCCGGTCAGATTCGAACTGACGACCTCTCAGGCGTGTTGCGTCCGAGTGCTCTACCTCTGAGCTACGGAATCCAGATACTTACAGCTTCCGTTCAATCGCATATTCGACATTGTCAGGCAGAATCGAAAACACATCGATCCCCGCCGCCGCTTCAAAAACGTCAACAGTCACGCGACATTCATCCAGCTCGCCCGGCGAATTCGTGTTAGGAATGATCCATGCGGCTATGTGATGTGGCGGATCAATTCCCGGCCTATCGCCTTTGATATAGCAGCAGATCGCTTTGCCTGTATGCGTCGGAACCCAAACGCGATTCCCGCCGATCGTGCAAACTGTGATCGTCCCTCTTTCATCCGCAAGGTAGATCGGTGCAGTGATGCAAATCACAACTGATCCCATCTCTGCGATATCCCGAATTTGAGCCTCGCACTGCTTAACCGGCCCTCTATTAGATTCAGGCGTCTGAGGTATCACATTGCTGAGCCGGAACGTCTCGCGTTGATCTGAATCGCTCAGGTGATAGTTCGCTGAGCACGCCAAATGCCCGCGATCGTATCCACTCCCGGCATAGTCCGAATCGACCGCCCTGCACTCTGGTGGGGCCTCGAAGTCAAATCGGAATCCGCTCGCCCGCCCGACCCCTTCCATTTCTCGAAGCGAGTCAGGCGTCAGAATCTCGACAGTGTACCGAGCCGACTTCGTACGACCGTCGTACGCGAGCCAATATCCGCCGATTTTTCGAGCGTCGGCAGTTGGGAGCCAATCGGTCGCCGTGATTTCCGCCAGTGTGGTGGCTCTGGCTTCCGGTTTTTCGCTGTCGGCTTCGACTGCCGCGAAAATGGCAATGCCAGTAAGGATCAGCAGGAAAGTAAGTGTTAGATTCGCGAGTCGTTGCATTTCTGGCCTGCTATTTAGTGAGTGCTGATAGGTAATTTTCAACGAAGTGGTCTCGGATCGTTTTGCCCGGACGCCAGTTTTTCAGCCGGTCAAACGTGACCTCACCGCTGCCCGGGCAATCGATGATTTCGCCATCGCCAGCGATGTAGGTCAGCCGGCCAGCGTGAACGTATCCCATCCACCAACGTGGAATCCGTGGCACTACGTCATTGCAATTCTCGAATCGGACCAGCGGAATCCGCCGACGAATCTCACGAGCGAATGCCGCGTTCCCGACGCGTGGCGAGCCGAAAACGACGCACTTTTCGATCGTGAAGTAGCCGCCGTTTTCCAATCGCATAGCCGCAATTGTGGCCTGTGCGGCCCCCTTGCTGTGCCCTGTGAGATAGACGCGAGAAACTCCGCTGACGAATAGGAGCGTCAGCAGATCGTTTCTGATTGCTTCGAATTCCGAGAGGAATCCTCGATGAACGCGGACTCGCGGATCAAATCGTGGCATCGATACCTTGTGGAATTGGATGTTTCGGATCCATTCCGCCAGGTGTGTTGGCTCCGTCCCACGAAACGCGATCAGAGCCAATTCGTCACGAATCCAAACCTTGCATTCCGTGTCGTCTCGCTGGATCAGATGAACCGACTCGGCTCCGTATGCCGCATTCGGCAACTCGCTGACGTCGTCTGAGTACGCATCAAAAGCGGCCCCGCACATAGCCTGTGCGAGGTCACGTCCGTGCATCTTGTCAAGCTGATCCAGCATCGTGGCAATCCATGCGGCAACGTTGCGACAACGAAGAACGAACGCAGTCTATGCAGGCGTGTTCACTTGACGCCAGCCAGCGAGCTGTTCTTTGATTTTGTCGATCGCTTTGGCCCCGATCCCCTTGATTTTTCCCGGTTCCAACTTCCCGGACCCGATGAATCTTTCGAGGTCTGCGACCGTGTCAACGTTTTCGTCAATGCGGAATTTAGCGACCTGCGAATCAGTCAATCCCAACACTTCCAACTTCGACCGCTCCGCCAGATCGATTGCAGATGGATCGTCAGCCGAGCCATCGTCGATCACGTCGTCAATCGTCACCGGCTCGCGATCGTCGATCGTCACTGACTCGATTTCGCCATCCACGATCACCGCGTTGGCGGGGAGATTTCCGATTGACGCATCGGCTTCCCGCCGGCTGCCCGGCCCCGTCGCAGTGGCGGTTCGCTTCG